CATCCATGTTTTCTTCTTCAACAAACTGACGGCCCCATGCCATAATATCCCAATCTTCGTATTCCTCTAATTGGTCATCGTCCATGCCATCTATGTAATTTTCTTTGTATTCTTCAATTTCACTTTCATCTACATTTTGATCGATGTAATCATTGATATAATATTCATCTTCTACACGCTCGTCGCGAATATCCACCAGGTGGTCGCCTTCCAAATCATATGCTTTTTCTTGAATCCAGTCATTGTAACTTTCTTGGATTCCATTTACTGCTCTGCTACCTTCTTGATCATACACCATGTCTTCGATGTCATACCAACCATATTCATACAACCAATCACTATCTTCATCTTCGCTACTATCGTATACACTGTCCCAACTGGTTTCTGCTTCAAAACCACATTTGATTGGTAAATCTAAAGCTGCTTTGGCTATTTTAGGATCGTTAAAGTTTATTTCAAACAATAATTCTTCGCCCTGTTCGTCTAATTTCTTTTTGCGAACAAGACGTTTAATTTTTCTGTGTAGGTTATGTTTTTTAAGATTTTTATCTAAAATTTTGCCCACTTTGCTTTCTTCTACTGGAATATCCAGTTCTGTGTTTGGATCCAGTTGAACATAATTTCCTGATTTATCTTTTGCTACAACAGTTTCTGGTTTGTTAGTGTTACCACCAGCACCTCCCACTATTTCCACTTCTTGGCCACTTTGGTCTATGGCAACAGCGCCTGGTTCAATTTTACTGGCTTGCTGTCTTTGTAACTTTGCTTGTTCTGGTTGACTGCCACTTAATGCAGTACTAACAGCGGTTTTTAGTGTTGGGCTTTTGCTGGGTGCAGTCACTGACTTTTTGGCAGTTGCGTTGGCTTTTGCCATGGTTCCTGATACTTGTTTACCAACAGGCGTAGGATACTCCACAATAGATTGTGTTTTGTATTTTTTAAGAAATGATCCAATGGTGTTAAGGTCTTTTGATTTCATCGTCTGTTTAACATTCTCAATCTTTTACTTGCTGGGTTAAGTCGTTTTGTACGTTGTGCTTTTCTGCTTATACGACTTCCAAATTTTGCTTTTGTTCTCTTTAGTGTTAAACGTTTCTTTAAATTAATAGGAGCACTACACTGACTTGCTGTGCTTACAACACGGCCCTTACGTCTACCGCTTGTACATCTGACAGCACGTTTGATATTATTGCCTGATCTACGCCATACCATTCTGGCTTCAGTTAAAGTATCTTCTGTAATCTGCTCCAGTCTCATTAACTTAACACCCTAAATACTAGTCCACCCACAGTGGCTATAAGTGTTGTTACAGTGACGCCCACTATAGCAACTATCCATCCTTCTAATTTGTCCAAACGTTTTTTAGTGTCCTCTTTGAACTCACGTAGCTCTGTGGTAATACCTTCTATGCGTAACATGTCAGCAATAATATGTGCTTCAAGGTTTCCGCTCTCGGTATACTTTTGAGGCTCTGCGTTTGGACTTAACTCTGTTTTTTTCCTAGGCATCTTATAATAAATCCTGTTTTGTAAATTCAGTGTTTACTGAGTTTTTTGTGTCTACAGTACCACCATTTAAAACTATTCCATCTAATTCATTTTTTAATGTGTCTATCGAGTGTACATCTTCTCTTTCAAAAGCAAATTTAAAAATCCACCCTGCTCCTGTTAAACTAGGCGCACCGTAATTTTCTAATACATTTGCTCCTACACCATTAAGTCTTACAGGATTATTCATAATAATGGGCATGGCCCTTAATCCTATTACTTGCACAACACTTTCGAAATCTTTTTGAGTGTTATCAGTAAAATCTCCCGTTTGTGTGATATCTAGTGTGGTAAACAGTGTGTAAAATTCTATATTGCCAGTAACAACCTCTTGGCTAGTCATGGCACCTGATCTGTCTATACTCATATGTGTGTCTCCAATGCTAATATTTATCTGATTTCTATAATTATGAAAAACTTAATGACAACCCTATAAATACTACTATGCAATCTTTTTATGATCAAGTAAACGATGCTATTTACATAATTCCCAATCGCTGTGGTTCTTCCTTTTTTCGTGATATACACCAGGACGACCCAAACAGAAAACTTCTCGATTTAAGAGATTATCTGGATCAATTAGATGATGACGTTGTTTCCCACATCACAGGATTTACACACGAAAACATCATACTGGCGTTGCACAAAATGTTTAAACTGGATATGTTTAATCGCACAAAATTATTTTTATTGTACAGAGATCCGCTGGTCAGATACAAATCAGGACTGAAAATGATAATGAGTGTCAAGGAGTTACAGACATTTCAGCCCAGAAGTAATAAAGATCCCGTAAATGGAAAGTTATCTGCAACTTTTGTGGAACAGCGTAGCATAGCACTTAAACATAAAATCAACACACAACTGGAAAATTTAATTCCTTTTTACTGTTTTAACGATCCGCACACAACGCCTTACATGCATGTAACGTTGATGATGTACATGATATTTTACAGCCGAAGCACTCTGTTGCATATTAAAGACTTTTCCAGGCATGCGACTGCCGTATGGAATTACCAGTCCCCAAAACATGCCTTACACAGATCCAAAAATTCAGAAAGAGCAGACAGTGACGCAGAACTTTGCTGGAATGTTTTATGTGAAAGAAAGGATTTTATAACAGACTCAGAAGAATACGATAAACATATACCAGGCACATATAGTTTTTACGAATGGCTATTGCCTGACACCATATCCTATGAAAGATTAAACAAAACTGGTAACGTTACATTTGCTGAGGCACAAAACATTTTTATGGAAGGTTTAAAGGCCAGTCAAATGACAATCGTTAGAAATGGATTCCTCTTCAGTACATATGCAGACGCCCTCAAATGTATGCCTGAAGGACCAGCGAGAAGTATGTTAGCAAGACATCATGCTAATATTGGTACAGTGCTTACCAATGTGATTAATTATAAGTGGGCAAAAAAACATCTAAAATGATTACTCACAAAAAAGCCTGCATAAAGCAGGCTCTTTGCATACCTAAATAACTTAGAAACTTACGTTACCAATTACGTGACCTGCGATGTCACCGTTTGCTAGGTTGTCAGCACCTTCAACAATCATGTTGACTGTGTCCTGACTGCCCGCAGTGAAATCACCAATCTTGAGTACTGATAGGTTTAAACTTTGAACTGTGCTAACCAATGAGTTAAATTGTGACTGACTGATATTACCTGATTGCTGTTGGAAGCTCTTGAGGAATACGTCTTTACCGATAAATTCACCTGGTGCAGCATTTCTTCTGTCTGGTTGTGCCATTTTTATTCTCCAATCTTTACGGACATTATTGCCCTGTTACATTTATTTATCTTTTTCAAGTCAAAAAAATCCCCACTGAGTGGGGATTTTAACGCTTTGTTTGTTATTAACTAAATGTTGCGATTACTGTAGTACCTGTGATGCTTGGTGTTGCGCCAGCGCCTTGTACTGCAATGTGCGAACCTGAAGTTAAACCTTCTACTGCAACAACTACGAAACCTTCGTTTTGTGCTTCTTCACATGCTTCAGCAACTGTTACTGCTGTAACGTCGTCTACTTCTAGAATGTGAGTTGTACCTACGAAACCGTTAGCTGCTCTTACTGCTGCGTTTGGATTTGTTTGTGCCATTGTATTTCTCCTAAAATATTTGTATAGACAAAGTGTTAAATTGCCCTGTTATACTTATTTATCTTTTTTGTTAAAATTTATTTCCTAGTAACTTTTGTATACTGATCTGCAAATTTGGCACCCTGGCCGATATGTTTTTGTACCCAACCCGCAACACCTTTGAAGGCTTTCTTTGTGGCTTCTGGATTAACAAAATCAATCTTTTTCTTTTCAGGTGCTTTATTACTAACGCCTGGTTTGGTTGCTTGATTTTTAGGCTGTTGTGCCTTTTTCTTTTTGTTTGCTAAATGCTTCTGGATTTCTGCATCAACCATGTCATCAATTGCTTTACGTTCTTCTCTTGGCTTTGCTTGTGCAGCAGCTCTTGCTTTGGCTACCAAATTTTGAAAGTTTATGCCTTCATAGCCATTGATGTACTGGCCAATAATGGGATTACCGTTGGAATCTGTTTTAAATAATTTTTCAGCAACTTCTTTTTCAATATCAATTGTTTCTATATCGTCGAAAAATTTTGTAATTTCGTCTATTCTCATTATTTTTTACCTGCGGCCCAAAAACCTGCAATGGCTCCTATACCTGTGCCTACATTTTTTGCAGTTTTATTACTACTCTTATTTAGTTTATCAGCAGCATAACGTCCTGCTATTGCTCCTGCTACTGCACCAGCAACCTTTTTGCCTGTATCACTCTTGGGCTTTTCTATATTTTTAAATTTGTTTTGCTTCAGCATGGGCTCCAATCCACGGGTTATTTCCATGTATCTGCCAGATCCTGAACCACGTCTTCTGAGCTCCTGAATAACCTGTGCCACAATGCGTTGTTTGCTGGAGTACTTGAGCTTGGGCCAATCCACTATCATACGTCTCCACGCACGATAACGAGCGTCAGTAACACCCAATTGGCGCTCCAGTCTGTACAAATAACTGATGGCTTCCGCACGAGTATCTTTATCAGTTGCTATCTTACGCATGAACATTATGTGTTGTCTTTTCTGAAATGTTAAATTTTCCAGGTGTCTTTTGCTTTCCCTGGCGTCTTTCATTTTAACATAATCATTTTTAGGCTGAGAAACCTGATATGCCAACATATATGCATCAGTACCGTGTGTTCTAAACAAACTGTAGGTACTGAACTTTGCGGTGTTGCCGGCATACTTACGAGCAAAGTCGCTCTGTTCTTCGTCTTGTGCTAACATATAAGTCAGCATGGTGTCCAAATACAACAGGTGTGCAATATCTTTTCCATCAAATGCACCGAACTGTCTGCTTGCTCTAAACAGTCTGGCTTCACACAAACCCTGATCTATTAGTTGGAATTCCATTTATGCTCCAGGCTTTCCGCTACCAAAGTTTAGTCTGCTGAACTCCAATCTGTCTACTAATTTTAGTGCACTGCCCATTCTGTCCACTGCAACAAAACCTTCTTCACCAGTCACATCAAAACCATCTTCAGTTTCCACAAATGTGTCTATCTGTTTGATTTGTTCCAGTTTTCGTATTAATTTAACTTTTGCTTCAATCAGCTTCAAATATAAATCATAAACAGCAATAATACTGGGTACATGCTCTTTTATAAAGTTTACGCCCTGCATCATTTTTTGTGTTTTTGCATCTATGGATTTTTGCGTTTTAACTTTGCCAATTTCTTTTTGCATGAAATCAGTGTACTTGGTGATAAAACCCTGTGCAAACTTTGTGGGATTGTCAAAAGAACCCTGTCTGACCTGATTGTTTGCATGTGCCTTCAACTGCACTATAAAGTCTTTACCTATTAAGTCTGTTCCTTGTTGCAACCAGGCAAAAGTTTCAGCATCAATAGTTTTTAAATAATCATCTGCTTGTTTTATGGCTTGTAGTATGTCGTCACTTTCTTCTTTTGTGAGTGTGACGGTGCCACTTAAATCTTTTATGATTGCATCACGATGCCATACACCGTTTGCTTGTCCTAACACACTGCTGTCAAATCCAAATTTTGCTTCGGTGTCTGCCATGGTGGGGCCGCCCACATATTCTGTGTGGAACACTATGCCTATTTCTGCAGAAAGCATTTCTCTGGCTAGGTCACTGTCTGCTGGTACAGCATATGTGATTGTGTTTGGTTTGAACACAATGTAATTTTCGCCATCTATAGTGGCTGTTCTGATACTGTCCTTGGTAAACAGCAAATCACCCTGTGCAACTGTGTCCCAGTTTAATCTGTTCAGAGTTTTTAATGCTGTGCTTAACTTGTCACGTAATCCCTGGGCACTTTTTACTTCGCCCTTTTCCACTTTATCTGGATGATTACTGTTGATATCAGCATCAGAGAAATTTAATTTAGCACCTGTTTTTGCAAACACACCTTTGGTGCCCACAAAAAATTTACCTGTTTCTGGATCTTTACCAGCAATAATAGCAGGAGCACCGTCCCACTTGGTTGTCATACTGACCGAATCGGATGAGTGACCTTCCAACATCTGATGTAAACTGTACAGGTAATCCACAGCCTGCTCTGCGCCAGCATGTCCCTGATTAAAAATATTATCTTCTAGATGTTCCAGGTGTGTATTTTTGCTTTCTTCTACAACTGGCTTGATATCAAAGAACTCAAAAAGTTTCATTATTGTTTTCCTTTTGGCTTTCTTTAATTGCTTTTTTTATGCCACGGGAAAATTTTTTGACGTCCTTGCCTCTGATACTGTTTATGAGTCTGTTGGTGAGGTCTTTAGCCGTTTGCTCATCATAATGCAACTCGATTTGCTCAATCAAGTTAATTGCACTGTTAATCACATGCTCACCACGATTTTCAACCACATGATTACGGTCTCTGTCGACAGATATCTGGTTTAACTCTTCTAATATACTTCTGCTTTTACGCACAGTAAATCTCCGTTGCTATACAAGTATTTATCACTTTCTGCCTTTCAAAAACTCACGCAGTTGCAAACTTTGACTAACTGTGTCCTGTGCATCAGGTTCATCTGCTTTGATCACACTGCTTCTTTTGAGTTGATCCATCAGAGTTGCTGTTTGCATTGCTTCTGCACCCTCTTCACCTTCCTCTAAATCCTCAATTCTTAGTGTGTCTATGTTGAATTTCAAGTCTACTTTACTGCCAACACCGCTACTGCTACGTGTTTTCATAAACTGTACCTGATATCTGCCACGTTCTCTCATTGCATTACTGGTAAAGATACCAATAACATTATCAGATGTATTAATTTTACTGATACCACCTGCAATGTGACTATGATCATATTCTATTTCTTCCACTGCACTTCTGCCCAATTGTGATGCTGTTGCTAGTAGTATGTTTCTCTCCATACTTAAATTACGTAATTCTTCAGATACAAACTTGTCCTTCACAAACAAGTTTTCTGCACTGATCTTTTTGCTAATAGGCATCATCAAATCCAAATAGTCTACTAACAGTGCGTCTACTTTTACACCACTCTGTATTTCGTATTCACGCAAGAACACACGCAAGTCGTTAGCACTGATACCACTGGGCATATACTTGACACGAAACTTGCCTTTACCTTTGCCTTTCATACGCACCTTGAGATCAACATCATCCATGTTTTTCATGATCTCTTTTGCGGCATATCCACTAACCATGCTGTCCAAACGCATACTGATTAACTGCTCACTTAATTCCAAGCTCACATAAACAACGTTAAGACCTTCAAGTGCCCAGTTAACTCCCAGGTTCTGCAAAAACAAACTCTTACCACCACCACTGGGTGCGGCAAAGATTGTTATCTCTCCACGGTTAAGACCGCCATACAGTTTCTGATCTATGCCCTTCCAGCCTGTGCTTACTGCACCAGCCTGTGCTTTGATCCACTCTAATCTTTCTTTAGGATTTTCAAAATATTCCAAACCTAAATCTTTAATCAGTCCAATTTGTGTTGCAGACTTGATGCGATCTTCCACAGCACCATAATTTTGATTCTCTAAATCATCTGTACTTTCAATAATGGCTTTTTCCAGAGCTTTATGTTTACAGAATGTCTCAAATTCAGATAAAAACCAGTCCTGATGTTCAGGAGTTACATTTGCAATAGGCTCAATATTAACTTTTCCCACAGCATTTATCTGCTCTATTGTGGGCAATGTGTTATGTTCCTGAGTATGGCTTTTAATAAAATCTACCACTGGTTGATATTTTCTGATAAAATGATCGCTTTCCAGTATAGCCATACTGCGGCTAAACAGATCACTATCTGATATCAAAAACTGCACAAACATGTGCTGAATTTCTTCTGTGTATTCTTTTATATCGCTCATATGTATTTTCTTTCTTTTAGTTCGTTAAATATATATCTAGAAAACAGTGTGTGCCCATAGGCATTTGGATGTGAATCTTCTCTAGATACTCTGTTTTTACCTTCCAGTTTATTGTCTATAACAGACACGATGTCTAAAACAATGTTATCTTCTGGTATCAGTTTGATTAAATTTTTGGTTATATCTGTTTCCAGATTTAAACCATCGTGCCAGATACAGCTCTGATCCATGCCTGTGAATACATATTTAATGTTATAACGCTCAAGCATGTTTACTATCAACAGTAAGTTTTTTATGTGTCTGAGTTTTATTTCCTCATCTTCTTCCACTATCAATGTATAATTTTTAACACCAGTCATAAAGGATTGGTTTTGTCGTAACTGATCATTCATATCTTCTATATGGTTATCAGCATCTCCTTCTAATAGATGTTTAATATCATATGCATAATCAAACATGTGTGGTACGGGAGATGTTGGATCATCCACATAATGTATTCTACCAAAATGTCCTGAGTTGAATAATATTTCTTTTCTGGCAGGTTGCGATGCCTGTAACACAAATACCCAATCAGAAAAATCGTCTTGCGTATCAACTAAATGTTGTATAAATGATATTGTTGTTCTGGCTAGTCTGTCAGAACCTGTTCCAGATCTAGCATGATTAAAATGCACATCATATAACTTACCCAATTGTTCAGTCCAAACAGATCGTTGTCTGCTGGGAGAAACATATGTAAAGCCATTGTATTCATATGTATAATTGTATGGATAGTCAGGCTGTGTGCCATGGCTAAAACTACAACCATTTGTATAAACTTTCATAACATTTTGCTCTTGACTTCTATTTTAATTTTATTGCTGGTAGCGTTCTGTATAATACTACTAACTGTAGCCAATCTGCCATAACGTTGTACTGCATCTGCAGCATCCTTTACATCAGGCGCCCAACCTGGAAAACTTACCTCCCAACCCAGGGAAGTTGCCTGCTCTATCAATTCCTTTCCAGCTTCGTCTCTGTCAGGACATAATATAATTCTTTTACCTAATTTTTCTATTAAATGTGCTTGCTCTGCTGTCACAGTATTACCCAGAATACTTACACCGTCTATCAGTATTGCATCAAACACACCTTCTGTTACAATTATTATTTCTCTATCACTATCAGCAAATCTGTCCACATTAAACACATACCCAGGTTGTACTTTATGCAAATATTTGGGAGTTACTTTATCAGGAGGAGCGATGTGTCTACCTGTCCAGCCTACCAGTTCCCCATTGTAAGTAAAAGGCACAATAACTCTTTTTCTGTTTGCCATGTCATCAAAATATAACAGTGGATAAATTCCTAAAATACCTCTTTGCTCAGCATACATTCTTACCGGATTGTCTTCAGGCAAGTCTTCTACATATTGTGCAGTATCAGGAAGATCTTCTGTTTTAAATTTGTTAGAAGAATACACATAATCCGTTGGTGCTGCCACCTCTAGATCATCACTGTGCTTTAATAACTCTATTTGTGCCTGATGTATATCCTGTTTACTTGCACCCAGTTTCTCTGCTAGATTTTTAAACTTTTTACCCAGGTGTGAATTCATGGACCAGCCTGTGGTATAGTTACAATTGAAACAGTGGTAACTGATCTTTGCACCACTTTCAATTATACCACCTCGCTTACGCTTATCACTACACATAGGACAATCAAGAGTTATCCATCCGCTAGGCGTACGAGTAGTACGCACAGGCAAATTGTGCATAAGAAGGTTATGTACAGATTCCACGACTTTATCAATCATACGATTAGTATAAATGATTTATCTGTTTTTGTCAATGATTAATTGCGTAACTGAATTTGTGAAATGCTACCAGTTACTGGATAGTGTAGTACTCTTACCCAGTTACAATTCACTGTGAATGTACTGAGTACAATATTGCCTGTGTTTTGTGGATCATCAACATCTAGTGTTGCAACAGTAAACCAATCTGGACTTTCATCATCGCTGTCAGGAACAGAAGTCAGGCAACTGGCTTGTATTTGTACTTGCCCAGTATAACCCTGTGCATGAATGGCCATGGTGTGTTGAGCATACGAAAAGTTTCTTTCCAGATTGCCATAAAGTGCACTAGTGACAAAACTGTTTGCAGCATCACCCAACAATGTGTTGCCAGTTCTGATAAAGTTGTCTGTAGATTGTGTTGCTATGGGAGTCATGCTCGCTTGATCTGTGACCTCAATATCAAAACGCATGTTACTGTCTTGATCAGTAAAAATAGGCAAATCAGTTTGTTCTGTTTCACTACGTGTCAAATAAATCTGATATAGTCCTGCATCCACATCACCCAAATCACTTTCTGCAAGCACCAGTTTGATAACACCCAAGTCTGAGGTGTGCTCTAACATTCTGCTAAAAATTCTTCTGCCGGTACTGGGATTTATTAAGTGTGCTCTGATAGTGTCGTTAAACACATGTTGTTTTTTTCTGTCACGATTTGTAACAGTAAAAAATATTTCATTAGATACACCTTTATGTGCTTTTAGTCTTCTGTTGTTCATAGGTCTATTATCCACGTACATTGAGGTGGTTGTTACTACAAGATTAATTGTATCGTTGTAGAGATAAAGTCTCTGATCACCGTTGCTCATGTAAGTATTTATCTACTTTTCAATCGCGGACAAAATCATGAAAACCAGCAAGATTTGCTTGTGCTATCAGTTGCTGTTCTCTGAATCGGATTTGACGCTCTCTAATCTGATAATCAAAAATGTTGTAAAACCCCAGATCATCCATAAAGACCATAACTTCTCTGACCAAAATATCACGTCTGATATCCTTTCTGTATCTAACTGTTTGACGCCAAATCATGTTTTTATATGCGTCCAGTTCTCTTGGATTAGGATTACCATGTCCAAAAACAGATATAATACGATCTACTGGTATGTTCATGTCGTACATATAAGTATTTATATGAACCAAAGTTTTTTTAAAAACTTATCGCAACACATAAATAACATTAATGGAATCACATAACCCCTATGCTAAATTTGAATTTTTGACTGGTATTAAGTATTCTGGTGAAGAGTACGTGGGAATTGTGATCAATAAAGATAACCAGTTGTTAACATTCTATGATGTCAACCTAATACCTGATATCAAGAATAAAAAAGAATTTCTGGAATTAGGAGAAATGTGGTGGTGGGAAAGTAATCGCCAACTCCCCAT